GCGCGGAAGCTCAAGGAGAAGCCCGAGGAGAAGGCCGAGGTCATCCATGCGGTCTATCCCAGGGATGACTACGACAAGGCGGGGGTTGAGCAGGGCATTACAGATGGCAAGCGGATGCCCTATGCCTCTGTGTGGGTATCGATGGAGGACAAGGCGATCATCCGGGAGGGGGGGTACATGGAGCTCCCCCGGTACATCGTGAAGTGGTCTGGGGCCTCGAATTCCCTCTGGGGGTATGGTCCCGGGCATCTGGCTCTCCCGGATATCCGCACGCTCAACCGGGCGGTGGAACTGGAACTTGCGGCGTGGGACCGGACGATCAACCGTCCCTTCAAGACCGCGGTCAACAACATCGTTGGCGAGACCCTCAACATGGGGCCTGGGGGGCTTACGACGGTGAGGGATGTGAATGCCATCCTCCCCCTCATGGACGGGACGGACTTCTCCCTCACGGCGGTCAAGACCGACGAACTGCGGGCGGCCATTCTCAAGACGTTCTTTGCGGACCTGATTCGGGAACCGGAAGGCACGACGGAGAAGACCGCCTATGAAGTGGCGCGACGGTTGGAGCGCGCGCAACGCATCCTTGGGGAGTCCATTTCCCATCTCCGGGGGATGCTGAAGTGGGTGGTGGAGAGGAGTTTCCGGGTGTTGTATCGGGAGGGTGTTCTTCCCCCCGCCCCTGAGGGAGTGGGGGGGCAGATTGACGTGAAGTATGTGTCGCCCCTCCAGCTCTCCCAGGAGGCCCAGGGGGTTGAGCAGCTGACGATGTTTCTGGGGGATATCGTCTCGATGGCTCAAGCACAAGTGGCGGTCAATCTCCAACCCACGGTCATGGATTGGGTGGACTTTGACGGGGCGGTCATGGAGATCGCCCAGCGGAGGAACGTGGCGGCGACTGCGCTCCGGAGTGGCAAGCAGGTCAAGGAAATTCGTGATGCCCGGGCGATGCAAGAGCAGGCTGCGGCCGCCCTTGAGCAGGCGAAGATCCAGGGTCAGGTGGTCAGGAATGTGGGGACGGTGGATCCGGCAATGGCCAAGGAGATCGGTCGGTCATGAAGTTGAAGTATGTCATCCACCGTTTTCTCAGTGAGGACGAGTTGAGGGCCTGGATCGAGGGGGAGGCCATTGGCGTCTCCCACCCTCCCAACAACGCCATGGAACTGGCCTGGCGGGAGGGGCGGAGATCCATGGCGGTTGAACTGATCGGTATTTACAGAGAGGTTGAGAATGAGCGAAACACCTGAGTGGGCCTTGAGTCTCCCCGAGGAACTGCGGGACTCAGGGGTCATCAAGTCCACCCCTGACATTGCGACGGCGGCGAAGCGGCTGGTTGACCTTGAGCGCCACCGGGCCGCGTCGATTGCCCTTCCGAAGGACTCCGACCCTGAGTCCCTGGCGGCCTTTGAGAAAGCCGTCCAGAAGCGGGGTTTCATCCGGGGGGAAGTCCCCGAATCTCCGGAGGGTTATGAGGCCCCTGAAACGGACGTTGTTACCAAGGATTGGGTGGCCTCAAAGCTCAAGGAATACCATGCGATCGGTTTGACCAAGGCCCAGGCGAAAGCCGCTCTGGAGCGGGAGGTGAACGCCCTGAAGAGCGCCCGGGAGGGTTTGGGAGAGGCCGACCTCGCCGCCATCGACCGGGCCGCCCAGCGGTACAATCTGGATGGTTCTCCCGCCTCCCTCATCCGTGCCCTGAAAGAGATCGGAATGGCCATGACTGAAGACACGACCAAGCCCACCCCTGGTCAGAGTGGGGGCCTCTCGAAGATCGACCTTGAAGCGAAGATCGCTGAGATCAACGACCAGATCGTCAAGTTCCCCTCCTACGATCCTCGGGGTCAAAAACTTTTAGAGGAGAAGATGAACCTTCTGCTGGAAATCCAGAAGATGCCTTGACGACCTGAAGAAAGGGGATTAAATTCGACCCCGACTGCGGACTCCCAGAGTCCTGGACCGCCGTCTGATCCCTTCGGGGCGCAGATGGCGGCGAGACGCCTAGCAGAGACCTTCGGGCTCCTCTGCGACGCAATCCAGGTTTTTTACTTTTGGGAGTCCAATCATGTCGAGTTCAATCCCCCAGGCGTTTGTTCATGAGTTCTCGAACAACGTCTTTCATCTCGGTCAGCAGAAGGTCTCGCGGCTGTTCCCGGTCGCGAACGTCAAGTACGCCACGGCTGACAAGTTCCATTGGGATACCCTGGCCGCCGAGAACATGGCCGCCAAGGCGAACCGTCTCGATAACACGCCGGTCCTCAACATTACCCACGGCAAGCGGGTCGCCACTGGCACCACCTACGCGTGGGGTGAGGCCATTGACGCCAACGATGCCGCCCGGGCGCTGATCGACCCCCGGTCGGCCTACACGCAGGCGGCTTCTGCGGCGTTCGGTCGGCAGATCGACTCGGTCATCACCGCTGCCGCCACGGCAGATGCCGCCGTGGGTGTCGGTGGTGGTGGTACGCCGGTGGCCCTGCCGGGCGGTCAGAAGATCGGTGGTGATGGTGGTGCCGTTGGTGCCGGCAAGAAGCTCACGGTCGCCGGTCTGCGCAGGGCGAAGCAGCTGATGGACGAGGCGGAAGTCTCCGAGAATCGCTGGCTGATCCTCAGTTCCAAGTTCCTCCAGGATCTCCTGGCGGTGACCGAGGTGGTGAGTTATGACTACAACACCATCAAGGCGCTGGTGATGGGTGAGGTTGATACCTTCATGGGGTTCAAGTTCATCCGCACGGAGCAGATCCAGACCAACACGGGCAACCGCAAGTGGGTGCTGGCGGTGGCGGAGAATGCGCTCGGCCTCGGCATCTCCCAGGACCGGATGGTCCGGGTGGCGGAGGATCCGAGTAAGTCGTTCGCGACCCGTGTCTATCTGGAGACCACGATGGGTGCGGTGCGTATCGAGGACAAGGGCGTCGTTGCCCTCGACTGCGATACCACGGCCTAAGTGGCCACCGAGCTGCAGATCGTCAACAAGGCCCTCTCCCTGCTGGGGGAGGGTCTTTTGACGGCTGGTCAGTTGGCGACCCCGGACGATTCCACGTCCCGGATTGTTGCGGCCATTCTGCCGTCGGCCAAGCAGGCCGTGTTGAGGGAGAATTCCCCCCAGTGTGCCCGGCGGTACGTTTCGCTGCTGAGTGCGCCCATTCCTCCACCAAATCCCGACTTCATCTACGCCAAGGATCTCCCTGCTGACTGCCTCCGGGTGATCCGGGTGTTTGCGCTCGATGAGCCCGTCCTCGAGTGGTATGGCGCGCCATTGCTGACCCGCTGGAGAGTGGCGGGGAGGTATCTGCTGGTGGACATCGAGGGGGTGGCCATCGAGTACACCGCCAATATTGCTTACGCTGATTTCGACCCCCTGCTTGAAGAGGCGATGGCGGCCTATCTCGCCTGGCAGCTCTGTGGGGCGATTGCTGACGCCTCGGGTTCGGTCATCGAGTTGTGGGAGAGGCGGTATACCCGTCTGGCGAGCCTCGCCCAAGGGATCGATGAGGCCGAAGGCCAGATCGACAAGGTTATCAGTCATTCCCCATTGGCCTCCTTCCGGCACGGGGGTTAGACATGGAAGTCAGGACGCTCCTGTCTGACTTCACCGGGGGGGAGGTTAGTCCTCGGGTTGACGCCCGTGCTGATCTGGAGAAGTACAAGAGCGCGGCCAGAAAGATCCGCAATGCCGTGGTGTCGATGCAGGGTGGGGTGCTGAAGCGGCGCGGCACTCAGCGAATGGGGACTGCCCTCGCCAGCGGGGCCACGCCCGTCCCCGAGACCCTCTATATCCCTTGGCGGAGCGGGGCTGCCGACGACCTGATCCTTGAGATCACTGGCACCACCGTGAGGGGGTGGAAGAACGGCGGGCTGATCCTCTCTGGTGGTATCCCGTACAGCATCCAGTTGCCGGTTGCCGTGACGGCCCGGACGCAGTGGACGCAGCGCGCCAATCTCATTGTCATCACGTCGGCCGACGCCGCGCCAGTCATCCTGACGATCAACGCGCAGGACTCCTGGTCGGCGGCCCTTCTCCCCAGCGAGAACTATCCGCGGAGGTTTTATCGGGATTCCCGTTCCCCCCCGAATCAGGATGCCGTTTATGACATCACGTTCGTGGGGTTTTCCGCTGGTAACACCTACAGCGTGTTTGTTGACGGGAAGTCGGTGAAGGGACGGGTGAAGGTTCCGTTCATCGTTCCCAGGACGGCATTACAGACCTTGCTGGTCTCCTATTCATCGTCCTCGACTGCGACGAATGTCAAGAGACTGCGCGATGCAATCCTGTTGTCGAGCGCCATAAAGGTTCCAGAAGAAGTAGCGGTTTCGTACATCTCTGGGACGACCTACCGGGTGACGTTCAGTGGTTCCCTTGGTGGTGTCCCGTTCAACGTGGTGGCGTCTGCTGAATCCCCCTCGCTGCGGGTGGAGGTTGCCACCAACGCCGATGGCAGGACCGGCGAAGAAAAGGCGTGGTCCTACCCCACGGTTGTCACTTACTCTGGGGGGTATTACCAGTGCATTGCCGCCCACGTGTCGACAGCTTCGACGCCCGACACGCTGCCCTTGTTGTGGCGTCCTCTGGCGGCCGCTCCCCTCTGGGAGTCGTTGCAGCCCAGCGCGGCGTGGTCGAGTGGGAGTATCAGTTATGGGACTGGCGGGAGGGGCTTCCCGAGTGCCTGCGCGTTCCATGACCAGCGACTGATCCTTGGGGGATCTCCGGACGCCCCACAGACCTTCTGGGGATCGGCCATTGGTGACCCGACGAACTTCGCTCTGGGGGTGGAAGATTCCGACGCCCTGTCGCGGGACATCGACGCCCAGGATGCTCCAGCGATCCGGTGGCTGGTCTCCCAGCAGGGGCTCATCATCGGAACGTCAGCCGGGATTTACCGGGCATCGGCAGATGTCACGCTCACGCCTGCCAATGTCAACATCGAGATGTACAGCGCAGACCGGGTGGCGGCCCGGATGCCGGTGGTGGTGGGGAACGAGGTGCTGTGTATCTCCCAGGATCACACCACCCTGCTGGCCATCCGGAGGAACGACCGGATCGGACCTTATGAGGCCGTGGATCTGACGGCTCTTGCCGAACACCTTGGTCGGTATCGGATGGAGCGGTTGGTTTATTGCCGGCAACCGCAACCCCTCCTGTACATCCAGACCCGCGAGCCGGGGTTGCTCCTGTCGGTCACCTACAACCGCCAGTACGAGATGGTGGCGTTCGCGCCATTCACCATCAATGGCGAAATTGATGCAATTGCACCAATGTTCGATGAGGATGATGGGGACGTGCTGTGGTTATCGGTGAGGCGGGGTGCGACGACTTCGGTCGAGCGTCTGGCCCACCCAGACACGAG